TCAAGATGGACACAATTGGGTACGACCCAAAGAATCTTCAAATGAATGAGGCGAGAAATTATCTCGCTTTAGAGCTCTGTCGTGCCATCGGATTACCGGCATGGTTCGCTTCAGCTGATCCATCATCGATGACATATTCAAACGCTGTCAATCAAAGACGCGATCTTATTGACTTTTCAATTCGTCCGGTGCTCACAATTATCGAACAGCGTCTTTCACTTACGGATTTCACTCCAGCATCACAGTATGTCCGTTACGACCTAGACGATTTCTTGCGCGGCAATCCTTACGAAAGAGCGCAAGTGTATGAAATTCTCAACCGCATCGGTGCGATGAGCATCGAGCAAATTCAAGAAGAAGAGGACATGATCGGATGAAGCTAACTACTCCAATGACAATCACAGCTGCGGATTCTGAATCTCGCACAATCACCGGACGCATCGTTGCATTTGAAGAAGCGGCTAACGCTTCAACAGGCAAGGTTGTCTTTGCAAAGGGATCAATCGAGCCGAAGAATGTATTTCTCAATCTTGAGCATGATCGCACACGCCGAATCGGAAAGACGATGGAGATGTCTCTTGATGGCGACGGCGCTATCAATGCCACATTCAAAATTGCTAACACAACAGCCGGAACCGACGCACTTGTCGAAGCGATGGATGGACTTCGCGATGGATTCTCAATCGAACTTGCTGTCGATGATTACATCAATGAGAAAGACGGCACAATGCGCGTTCTCGCTGGAGAATTGACTGGCGTTGCACTTGTATCAGAGCCAGCCGTCCGATCAGCTCGCGTCGCTGAAGTAGCAGCTACCGAAGGCGAAGAAGATTCTGAATCCACACCGGATGCAGAAGAAACACCAACAACAGAAGGAGACGAAGTGGAAAACACCGTCACAAACGCGGAAACCGTCGAGACGGTAGAAGCCGCACAGTCAGTAACAGCGTCAGTTAAGTCTGTCGCTTACACAAAGCCACGCATCGAAGTAACAGCAGCAAAGTACCTTGAAAACAAGGTTCAGGCAGCTCTTGGATCTGAAGATGCGCGTCAGTACATCATGGCAGCAGACAACACAACAGACAACGCTGGTCTTGTCCCAACTCGTCAGCTTGCTGAAGTTATCAACGGACTTTCAACAACAATCCGTCCATCAATCGATGCAATCTCTCGCGGCACTTTGCCCGATGCAGGTATGACATTCGAAATCCCAAAGATTACAGTTGCACCAACAGTTGCCGTTACAGCTGAAGATGCAGCATTCTCAAATACAGACCAAAATTCTGCGTTCTTGAGCGTGGATGTCAAAAAGTTCGCCGGACAACAGCAATTCAGCGTGGAGCTTTTGACGAGGACTAGTCCTTTGTTCTATGACGAGCTCTTGAGAAATATGGTTGCTGCCATGGCTAAAGCGCAGAATGCGTATGTCAATGGACTTCTCATCACAGGCGCAACAACAGACGGAACAACAGTTGCAACATATCCAACAGCTGCCGAGCTTCTCGGAATCACAGCTCGCGGCGCAGCTTCCGTCTATGGCGCAACAGCTGGTCTTGCAAATCCATTTGCTCGCAACATGATCGTATCAACCGGACAATGGTCAAACATCATGGGCTTGAACGATGCAGGTCGTCCAATCTACACAGCAACCAACCCAATGAACGCTGGCGGCGCAGTAGTGCCAACATCGCTTCTTGGTAATGTCGCAGGATTGAATCTTTATGTCGATCCAACAAACGGTGGCGATGGGGACGGAACAATTCTTGTCGTTAACCCAGATGCTTACACATGGTACGAATCCCCTAGCTACCAGCTCCGCGCAGAATCAACAGCGGACGGAAGCATCACAGTCGGCGTGTACTCATTTGGCGCTTGTGCGACAAAGATTGCAGCTGGCGCGTTCAAGAATAACAAGGCGTAATCCGCCACATTCAATCATCGGCTAGTTCGCTCCCGAGCTAGCCGAGCAGACGAAGGGAAGAGCTCATGTCGCTAGTCACTCCATCGCAGCTACGAGCTGTCTTGCAAGTGAGCTCTTCTCTTTATTCTGATGCTTATCTCGAAAAGGTAATTGACACAAGCGAGCTCGTAATCTTGCCGCTTCTTGTTTCCTATTCTTCAGCGGTTACAGAGCGCCGCATTCAATCCAATGTGGCAACTCTCGCAACCAACACTCCACACAACTACATCGTGGGATCAAGTGTTGTCGTCACAGGTGTCGATGCAACATTTAATGGTACTTACACAGTCACAGCTGTAGATGGCGAATATGCTTTTTCTTACGCCAAGACAAACGCGGACATCAACACAAACGCGGTCATTCCTAACGGAGAGACTTATCTTTCAGGCAAGGATGCCGCAACAATCTACGCGAGCAATCCAGCCGTCTATGAAGCTATTATCGTGGTATCGGTCGAAATCTTTCAGTCAATAAACGCAGCTGGCGGACAAATTGAAGGCGTGGACTTCCAGCCAACTCCATATCGAATGGGTCGATCACTTATGAATCGAGTCATCGGAATTCTAGGAAAATCACTTGACACCGGAGCGATGCTGGCATGACAGCTTCATCCATCGCCGTCAATATTCGCGGAGCATTAAAGACAGCCATTTCAAGCGTCGCCATTAATCCATACGATGCCGTACCCGAGGCTCCACAAGTGCCATTTGCCGCCATAGTCCCGAATACGCCTTATCTTGAGCCTAATCTCATTGGCACATCAACGCGTGTCAAAATCAATCTTGTCATCACAGTCGGAGTCGCTATGTACTCCAACAATGCAGCTCTCGACAATATCGAGAAGCTTGTCATGAGCATTCTGGCGGTTATCCCGTCAGGCTACACGGTGGGATCCGTGTCAAATCCAATCCCAATGACTCTTGCAAGCGGGTCGGACATTCTCGCTTGTGAGATCGACATCTCGACCCAATACACCCAAACAAACTAGGAGTAATTATGCCAACGACCGTCATCACCGGACGCGATCTAGTATTGACGATCGCTACCGTAAATTACGACGCACAAGCTACAACAGTCTCACTTGAAGCCGACCATGTCATCGAGACATATCAGACACTTGATGGTCGCGCCTACAAAGCGATAGATGACAGCTGGACTCTCAATGTGGAAATGCTCGCAGACTGGGGAGCCGTCGGCTCTCTTTGCGAATCACTTTGGACAGCCACAGAATCAGCACCAAACACCACTCTTGCAGCTTCCATCACAGCTGTAACTGGAGCGGTCTTTGCTTGCAATATCTTGCCTACATTCCCAAATGTCGGCGGATCAGCACCAGACGCACAGACAGTTTCACTTTCATTTCAGGTCGTCGGTACACCTACCGAGACATTTAGCTAAGAGATAGGAAATCGGGAGCATGAAAACAGGAATTACAATTACATACTTTTCAGGGGAATCGGAATCGTTCACGGCTTCGACACCGGAATTCGTAAAGTGGGAAAGAAAGACAGGCTTAAAGGTTACACAGCTCGGCGAAAATGTCGGGCTTGATGATCTTCTCTTTTTGGCGTATAACGCAAAGAAAAGAGAACTTGCCGGACAGCCCATCAAACCATACGAGATTTGGTGCGACACCGTGGACGATATTCGATCCGAAGAAGCTGATGTCCCAAAAGCTACGCCGTCGGAAGCTTAAATCGCGTCCTAGTTGAACTAGCACTTGCAACAGGGATTCCGATGAAAGAGTGGGAGACGGCGGAGCAGATTTACACGGCAATCGAGATATTGGAGAAGCGGAATGGCAAATAAGGCAGGGCGCGGCACATTTGCCATCACCGTCGATCCTGTCGAATTTCGCAATTTGATTGGCTTACTTAATAAGCTGGACAAAGAGACACAGCAAGAGATTCGTGATGGCGCTTTGCCATTGTCCAAAAGACTTGCCGGACAGCTTCTCATGTTTAGCCAATCCGCTCCGGCTCCACAGACAAAGCTTGTCGCACAGACAATCGATGCCAAAAGAGATCGATTGATCCGTGTGGATATTGGCGGATCCAAAAAGGTGGGTCGAAAGTATGGCGGCGAGCAATCAAAGTCCGGCAGAGGCGCAAAGGTAAGGCAGCAAGCCGCACCAGCTGGCGCATTACTTTGGGGAACAGAATTTGGATCTCACAAAGGCGTGGACTCACTTGGTCGCCCATACACAGACAGATTCAAGGCTCCATCAAACAAACGCGGCTACTGGATCACTCCGGCGGTCGATTATTATGTGCCAATCGTGGCGCGTGAATATGCGGAGATGGTTCAAACCGTCGTAAAGAAATTGGGGCTTGATTAATGGCTGGCATTCCAAAAGTAAAGATTACCTTTGACGCGGACTTCGATGAGCTGAAGCGCGGAGTAAAAGGCGCAGAAAATGAAGTCCAATCATTTGGCGACAAGATGGGCAAATTTGGCAAGCTAGCAGGAGCAGCTTTCGCAGCTGCAAGCGCGGCAGCTTTGGCATACGCCGGAGTGCTACTCAAGCAAGGCGTCGAATCAGCTATCGCAGATGAAGCTGCTCAAGCAAAGCTCGCCACTACATTACAAAATGTTACAGGCGCAACAGATGCTCAAATCTCTGCAATTGAAAACCAAATTCTTCAAACTTCACTTCTTACAGGCATCACCGATGATGAGCTTCGCCCTTCGCTAGATCGCTTGATTCGAGCCACAAAAGATTCTGATGCAGCTCTTAAGCTTCAATCTGTAGCCATCGATGTGGCAGCTGGATCCGGTAAGTCTCTTGAAGCCGTCACCAATGCGATGGCTAAAGCAGCTGAAGGAAATACAGCCGCTCTTGGCAAATTAGGCGTTGGGCTTTCATCCGCCGAGCTGAAAACCATGTCTCTCGATGAGATTACAAATTCCCTTGCCGACACATTTAAGGGACAGGCTTCAAAGCAAGCGGACACCTTTGAAGGCAAGATGGCTCGTCTGAGAGTCACCATCGATGAAGGCAAAGAGACAATCGGAGCTTTGGTCTTGGACGCTTTGACTCCAATGCTCAACACAATTGTGAAGACAGTAATTCCAGCAATTTCTGCATTTATGAATTCCGTCGGCGGAAAAGATGGATTGACCAACGCTTTCAAGACTTACATTGATCTTGTCAAAAATATCTTCATGCCTGTACTTGATGGATTCAAATTTGCTTTTGACCAAATCAAAAAAGCCGTCATCGATAACAAAGACGAATTTGAAGCACTCTTCAAATTCTTGAAAGACTTTGTTGCACCTTTACTCGGTGGAGTTTTCAAACTAGCCGTACAGGGAATCGGTATCGCTTTGGGCGTTGTCATCAATATCGTGGGCGATCTCATTGGTGGCTTCCAAAGGCTCTTTGGCATCATTGGAAGCGTTATTGACAGGATTCAAGCCATGATAAATCTTGTCCGTAACAATGCTGCGGTTCAAGGAATTGCCGGACTTATCGACACAGCATTCGGCGGATTCCGAGCAAACGGCGGATCAGTACAAGCTGGCAAATCCTATGTGGTGGGCGAGCGGGGCGCGGAAATGTTCGTCCCGAGTTCAAATGGAACAATCGTGCCAAATGGCGGCATGGGTAGCACAATCAACATCACGGTGAACGGCGCAATCGATGCTGAAGGCACAGCTCGCACAATCGTCGATGTGCTCAACCGCTCAAATGCCCGTGGCACTTTAGGCGCGAATCGGTTTGCTTTCGTATGACCCTATGGACACCGACTTGGAGCATCGACATCGATGGAGTCGAATATAAGGATGTGACTCTCGCAAATCTTAATATCGGCTCGGGGCGCACAGATATTTATTCTCAAGCCATCGCCGGATATTGCAATCTGACTCTTATTGACTTAAACGATGCACCAATTACGGCTGGCATCAATTCAGCTGTTACCGTGTACATCAACAATTCGTCCGGAACTCCGGTTGCTATCTTTGGCGGATCCATCACAGATCTGATTGTGGGTGTTCAATCCGGTGGGTCGATAGGAGTGACCCAAACAATCTCCATCGTGGCTCTAGGAGCCCTTTCAAGGCTTCCAAAGGTGCTCACCGAAGGAGTCTTAGCCAAAGACTTGGACGGCGTACAGATTGAAGAAATCCTGTCTCAAGCTCTTTTCTCTCGATGGAATCAAGTGCCAGCCGCGCTGGCTTGGAATGCCGTCGATCCGGCTCTTACATGGAATCAAGCATTCAACACGGGATTGGGTGAAATCGATACAGGCAATTATGAACTCACAGCTCGTTCGGCAGATGTCACAGACATTTATTCACTCGTATCGGCTTTGGCTACTTCGGGACTCGGTTACTTATACGAGAACTCTGCTGGTCAAATTAGCTACGCAGACAGCACTCACCGGACGCAATATCTTGCCGCAAATGGTTATGTGAATCTTTCGGCAAATGACGCTTTTGCCAGCGGACTACAAACCGCCGTGCGCGCTGGGGATGTCCGAAATTACATTACGCTCACATACAAAAACGCAGCGCAAGTCACAAAATCAGATGCGACATCGATTGCCCTTTATGG